GGTTTCATGTTTGGGGGATTTGTTCACTCGAGAAACTCAAAACATCTTTTTTTATTTCTCCTCTCCCTTTACTGTGTTAAGGCTTCGCCTACTTTGTTCACTCGTTTGGGGGTTTTGTTCACCAATGTTCACTCGCTTAGGAACAAGGTATTTACTTGTGGATTCAATAGGTTACGAGAGTTTAATGGGTCATGTTCACTCGTGAACAAAAGTATGACACCTAAGAAAAGGGTCTTTCTGCCGTACTGTCAGACAGTATCAAACTTAACAATGTAAAGGCTCAGGAAATTTTACCCTTCATACATTTCAAAAGTGAGTGAACAAGTGAACACTACTAAATATTATAATAAATAAAAGAAAGAAAGAGTATATAAAACAAGGGTTTGCGAGTGTTGCATCGCACCAAAAGTCTGTTCACTCACCAGTGAACATGAGTGAACACAGTGAACAAAGTTGGTTTCGTACTGTCAGACAGTATTTCGTTAGGGTTTACCCTATTAGTTGCGCCTCGCCGACTTCGCCCGCACCCTCGCTGACCTTGTTCATCACGCCCTTCAAAAAGAAAAAGCAAGAGCAAAAAGAATTTAAACCTGTCGGCTTCGCCGACCTAGATGACACCAGTTCCTGCCCTATTTTAGGGCGAAAAAAAACCCCGCTTATTAGGCGGGGTCTTGACTGCTCGGGTATTACTTGCTCTCTTCGTACTCATCTAATCCATCAAGTAAGAAGCTGGCTAGAGTTGCGGTCTTGTCATCAGTCTTGAACTTATTAAACAAGTTGCGTAAACCCTTGACAATGTCATCAACGCTTGCGTCGCCCTTAAAGTTCACACTAGCTACCTTTGCGCCCTTTGCTTTAGGGCTAGTCTGTGCGCCCTTTGCTACGGGTTTGCGGTATGCATTCATACTGAATGGCACGCCGTCATTTACTGCCTTGCGAAACGCTGTCGCTAAGTTCTTGACAGTTTGTTCAGCCTTACCCGCTTTGCTCAATACCTCTACAAAACGGATCATTACGGCGCAACCATTCTTGACAGTACCTAAAGGCTTATTCTTGCGTGCCTTGCGGATAGCTTGACAGTCCTTGTCGATAGCCTGTGTTGCGTTACTTGCGGTCAAGATGTTGTTTGCAACAGATTGAGCCAATGCTTCTTGAACAGTTAATTTAACAGTCATTTTAAAACTCCTTGTAAGGATATCGTCGTAAACAATATGTCCCGAACCGATGACTCTATTGTGCCTGTACCTTAGCCCTGTGTCAAGGGGTATTTGATTTTCCCGTACTGTCAGACAGTATTTGGCGAACCCCTATTCCTTGACCCCCACCACCCCATTATGGATATGATGGGACCCGCTCGCACCTTGTGCTGTATTTTGCTCAAACGATTATGATTTTTTAAACGGGGGAGGGGGTATAAATTTCCGCCAAGACGTACCTAGGGTTTTCCCTTAGAACAAGGCCCCTTATGTTTCTGTGCAAACACCCCCGGGGGGTATATATTTTTTATAAAACCACCTCAAAAAAAGAATGCTGTAACCCTATGATTACAAATAAAAAACCCGTGCAAACATGTGACATCGACCGGCATAAAGTGCATGAAACTTTAATAAAAATGATACCCCTAAGTACTAAAACGCTATACATATTGATACCTATATGTATAAAAAAACAAAGTAAATTTCCCTGTAAAAACAAAATAATTAAATCTACAGGGAAAAACAAAAAGTTTCCCGAACGGGAATAAATGCCTAAAAAATAAGCAAAAACAACTAAATCTTCCCGAACGGGAAATATATTGCACTGCAACAAAATGTATCGTATAATATACAAAACGCAACCAAAACGCGTTACATGTAACACAACTTAAAAGGAAAAACCATGTTTGATTTATTTAAAGATACAGATAAGAAATTGCAAGAACTAGCAGCTCAGGTTAAGCAGGTTAATGATTTCTGGATTGATTCCATTATCTCTAGCCTCAAGCAATTCCAAAAAACTAAGTAATACCAGGGGGCTTTGGCCCCCAATAGTCTCCAAAAAACAACACCCGCCTGACACAAAAAACAGGCTAAAATAAGTTTCAACTTCAAGGGGTTAGTATGGAGGCACCAAAATTCAAGATAAAGAAAGTGGACCTACGGGTTCCAGCCAATCAAACCACACTAACTTTTCTCCAAAGGAAAATACTGCCGGAGGATACGCCGTACCAGACGGATCGGGGTCATTGGTGGGTTGCATATGCAGAATGCGGAAAGCCTGTCGGCTTTGCGGGCTTGGTCCGCTCGACTCGATGGACAGATACAGGCTACTTATGTAGGGCTGGGGTACTAGACGGCTTTACTGGACATGGACTTCAAAAGCGCCTTATCAAAGTTAGACAAGCCCAAGCACGTAAATTAAATTGGAATTGGCTTATTACCGATACAACAAATAACCCACCCTCTGCAAACTCCTTGATTTCTTGTGGCTTTCGTGTATATACTCCTGGGAACCCGTGGTCTTTTAAAAACGCTATCTATTGGAAATATAAGGTACAACCTGATGCCATACAAAGACGAGAGCATAAGAAAAAAGAAACATCAAGAGTACAGCCGTAAGTACTACCTAGCAAATAAAGAAAAAACGCTAATACTAAACACGGCAAATAAAGCAAAGCATAAACAAAAATGGGACGAGTTCAAAGCAACTCTCAGCTGCACCAAATGCGGATTTTCTCATACAGCTGCCCTTGACTTCCACCATGAAAACCCAGAAGAAAAAGAATACAACATACATAAACTTCTAGGCAATAAGCAGTTTAAAAAAGCCTACGAGGAAATAAAGAAGTGCATAGTTCTCTGCGCTAATTGCCACCGAATACATCATCACGAAGAAAAAATAAAAACCGTGTTACACTCCAACCAATGAAAACTATACGGGGCTAACGAATGCCTATAGTGATTGAGCCAGAATCTGGAATACCTTTTCCTTTCGACACGACACCGGAAGAAATCGAACTATTTAGAGACAGAGCCAAAGCTGCAGTAGAGACAATTAAAGAAATCATCGCCCTTGGCGGTGAGGTAGAAATAACCGAAGACGACAGGGTCAAAGCCCGAGGTGCAGCTGCGGGTAACGCACCACTTAAAGTCACGGAAAAGAATGCGGGAGCGCTAGTACATTTAGAAGCGATACTCTCCGAATATGATAGGGACTTGTTAAACGTCTCTAGTCGCCTCCGCTCCTATGTCACCAACAAACTTCTTTTAGAAACAATAGATGAAGACGCTAGAATCAGGCTAAAAGCCCTTGAGCTGCTAGGTAAAGTTGGATCAGTCGGGCTGTTTATAGAACGCATAGAGGTCGATGTTAAACACAGAAACGTCGAAGACGTAGACGCAGAGCTAAGCCAAATCCTTGAGAAGTATCTTGGTGATGTAGTTCCAGCCGAAGTAGATAACGAGCTAGATGAAGTTATAAAAGAGCGGTCATTGTTGGAAATGAGCGACGAAGAGCTGGGGATTCCAAAACCTGAAGAAGAACTACTTAAAGTAAGACCAGAAGACCTAGTGCGGTTAGATGAAAACGAAGTGGTAGAAGATTTTGATAAACCCTGAGAAACTAAAACTCCTGCAAGCAAATAAAGATAAGCTGCCCCCAGAAGTGCGAGCCAAGATCGGTAAGCTATTGGAAGAGCGCAGTGACATCACAGCACAAGAAGAAGCCAAAGATAGTTTCATGACCTACGTTAATTACGTATGGCCTAATTTTATTCATGGTCGTCATCACGTCAAGATGGCACAAGCGTTTGAAAGGGTAGCCCGTGGAGAATGTAAACGGCTTATTATTAATATGCCTCCTCGTCATACTAAGTCCGAATTTGCTTCTTACTTACTTCCGGCCTGGTTCTTGGGCAAATTTCCTGGTAAAAAAGTTATTCAAACCTCTCACACTGCTGAACTTGCGGTGGGATTTGGACGTAAAGTTCGAAATTTGGTGGACTCTGATGTCTATAAAGATATATTTCCTGACGTGGCTCTACAATCCGACTCGAAAGCGGCAGGTCGTTGGGCTACTAATAAGGGTGGTGATTACTTTGCTATTGGTGTGGGTGGTGCTGTTACTGGTAAAGGCGCTGATCTTCTCATCATTGATGATCCCCATTCTGAGCAAGAGGCTACTATAGCCGAAACAAACCCAGAAGTCTACGATAAAACCCACGAATGGTACACATCAGGCCCTCGTCAGCGTTTACAACCGGGTGGTGCTATCGTAATTGTTATGACTCGGTGGTCAAAACGGGATTTAACGGGTCAAGTATTGAAATCTGCAGCCCAAAGAAGCGGAGAAGACTGGGAAGTTATTGAATTTCCTGCTATTTTGCCCTCTGGAAAGCCACTTTGGCCTGAATTTTGGTCAAAACTAGAGTTAGAAGCCCTACATGCTGAACTTCCTAATGGAAAATGGATGGCTCAGTACATGCAGCAGCCAACCTCAGACGTAAATGCCATCATAAAACGTGAATGGTGGAAGGTTTGGGAGCAAGAAGACCCTCCTTACTGTGAGTTTCTTATTCAGTCTTGGGATACAGCGTTTTTAAAGACAGAACGCAGCGACTATAGTGCGTGTACTACTTGGGGTGTGTTTTATAGACCAGATTCAACTGGAAGAGATCAAGCTAATATCATTCTTCTAAACTGCTTTAAGCAACGCATGGAGTTTCCAGAACTAAAACAACGGGCATATCACGAATACAAGGAATGGGAGCCTGATGCGCTCATTGTAGAAGCTAAAGCTTCGGGTGCTCCACTAGTTTTTGAGCTAAGAGCTATGGGAATTCCGGTCCAAGAGTATACTCCTAGCAGAGGTAATGATAAAATCGCGAGATTAAATGCCGTTGCGGATATTTTTGCGTCTGGTCATGTATGGGTACCAAATACGCATTGGGCAGAAGAATTGGTAGAAGAGGTGGCAAGTTTCCCCTCTGGAGAGCATGACGACTTGGTAGATAGTATGTCTCAAGCTTTACTGCGCTACCGTAAAGGTGGCTTTATTCGGTTGGCTTCTGATGAAGAAGATGAAGTATTAGAGTTTAAGAGTAGACGTAACAGAGGGTATTACAACGTATGACCACACAGAAATTTATGGGAAAAAACCAATTAGTAAAAAGATTAGCGGCGCAAGTCGGATCTGAAGAACTAGCTATTGGTATCCTGCAAAAGCGTGGACAGTTAGCACCAGATGGTAAAACCTTGACGGCAGAAGGAAAAAGACGCGACTCAATGACGGCTGAGCAACGCGCATTAGATCGAGCTACAAAACGTACTGGCAAGAAGGCAGATGAATTAAAGTACGACCCCAAAACAAATAGAGCAACACTTAGGAAATAATTATGGCAATTGAAAAAGGTTTGTATGCAGCCCCACAGGGTTTAGAAGCTCTAGCAGCACAAGAGCCGGATATTGAGATTGAGATCGAAGATCCAGAAGCCGTTAAGATCGGTGTAGATGGGGTAGAGATTAACCTTGAAGCAGAAGACAAAGAACCTTCTGATGAGGACTTTGATGCAAACTTAGCTGAGTACATGAACCAAGGCGACTTAGCGCAAGTAGTTGGGGATTTAATTGGTGACTATGAGTCTGACGTTGCTTCTCGTAAAGATTGGATTCAAACATATGTAGATGGTTTAGAGCTTCTAGGTATGAAAATTGAAGAACGTATTGAGCCTTGGCCTGGTGCTTGCGGTGTATATCACCCTATCTTAAGTGAGGCCCTAGTTAAATTTCAATCTGAAACAATGATGGCAACCTTTCCTGCGGCAGGTCCTGTTAAGACACAAATTATTGGTAAAGAAACTCCAGAGAAAAAAGAATCTGCTGAGCGTGTTCAAGATGACATGAACTACCAACTAACAGACCGTATGCAAGAATACCGTCCTGAACATGAGCGTATGCTCTGGGGCTTGGGCCTAGCTGGTAATGCGTTTAAGAAGGTTTATATTGACCCTGCGTTAGATCGTCAGGTGTCGATGTTTGTTCCGGCTGAAGATATTGTTGTCCCTTACGGGGCATCTAGCTTAGAGTCTGCAGAACGTATCACCCACGTAATGCGTAAAACAGAAAATGAATTACGTCGTCTACAAGTATCAGGTTTTTACTGTGATGTAGATTTAGGTACGCCTGATAATGTATTAGATGAAGTTGAGAAAAAGATTGCCGAGAAACTCGGATTTAGAGCCACTAGCGATGATCGCTTCAAGGTTCTTGAGATGCACGTTAACTTGGATTTACCCGGTTACGGGCATATGGATGAGGACGGGGAACCTACAGGCATAGCATTGCCGTACGTAGTGACTATCGAAAAAGGTAGTATGACCGTTCTTGCAATTAGACGAAATTGGGACCCAGAAGATGAAACTCATCAGAAGCGTCAGCACTTTGTTCACTATGGCTATATACCCGGTTTTGGGTTCTATTGCTTTGGTCTTATTCATCTCATCGGTGCATTTGCTAAATCGGGCACTTCCATCCTCCGTCAGCTTGTTGACGCTGGATCACTTAGCAACTTGCCAGGTGGCTTTAAGGCCCGTGGATTGCGTGTCAAAGGAGATGATACACCGATAGCTCCCGGCGAATTCCGTGATGTAGATGTACCAAGCGGAGTTATGAAAGATAACATAATGACCCTTCCGTATAAAGAACCTTCATTGGTTCTTGCGGGTCTGCTAGATAAGATTATTGCTGAAGGTAAATCATTTGCTTCTGCTAGTGATATGCAAATTTCTGATATGAGCGCTAATGCCCCTGTCGGTACAACCTTGGCAATTTTAGAGCGTACGTTAAAAGTGATGTCGGCTATTCAAGCACGTATTCACTACTCAATGAAACAAGAGTTCAAACTTTTAAAAAGAATTATTGCGGAGTACACACCAGATGAGTATTCGTATGAACCTGTTGAAGGGTCACCAAAAGCTAAAAAGTCTGACTACGACAACTGCGAAGTCATACCGGTCTCGGATCCTAATGCAGCTACGATGGCGCAAAAGATCGTGCAATACCAAGCTGTCTTGCAGTTGGCTGCGCAAGCGCCGCAACTCTATAACTTACCGTTACTTCATAGACAAATGCTTGACGTCCTCGGAATCAAAAACGCGTCTAAGCTTGTGCCAATGGATGGGGATCAAAAGCCGCAGGATCCAATTACAGAGAATATGAGTGTTCTGAAGGGCAAACCCCTTAAGGCATTTATTGCACAGGACCACGAGGCGCATATCAAGTGTCACATGGCTGTTATGCATGATCCTAAGATCCAGTCTTTACTACAAGGTAATCCGCAAGCTCCGATTATGCAAGCCGCACTTATGGCACATATTAACGAGCACTTAGGTTATGAGTATCGTAAACAGATGGAAGAAACAATTGGTGTACCTATTCCGTACAACGACAATGCGGACGAAGACTACGCCTTACCTCCAGAAGCTGAACTACAAATTTCTCGTTTAGCTGCGGATGCTTCTGTTAAGTTACTTGGACAAAACAAAACGGCTCAAGCTGCTCAGGCAGCACAACAAGCTGCACAAGATCCGATTGTTCAAATGCAACAACAAGAGCTACAACTTAAACAACAAGAGTTACAAATTAAACAGAAAAAACTTATGGCTGATGCTGCCGGTAAGTCTGACCAAATTGAAGTTGAGAAAATGCGTATTGCTGCCCAAAAAGAAATTGCGGGTATGCAGATTGGTGCTAAAACACAAAACGATAAAGCAGTACTTGATGCCAAACAAAAGGTAGAAGGTATGAAAATTGGCGTGGACGTGGCAAAAACTAAAGCGCAAATGGACCAACAAAATAAGCAAGGAAACCAAAAGAAAGGTGAATAATGCTTGAAAAAGGACTGAACCATCTATTACGCCAAATAGATGAAAAGGTGGAGATTCTACAGGAATCCCTAGGTAAAGGTAATGCAATTGATTTTGCCGACTACCAAAAGAAGTGTGGTGAGATACAGGGTCTGCTAACCGCACGTCTCAATATATTAGACCTACGTAAAAACTTGGAACATTCTGACGATGAATAACCTAGATTTATCACAAGCAGTAGATTTAAGTGCAATCATGCACAAAGCAGCAGAAGACAAAGCAAAGCAACTCCCAGAACCAACGGGATACAGAATGTTATGTGCCATTCCGGAAGCGGAAGAAACTTATGACAGCGGCATTCTCAAATCTGACGAAACCATGCGACATGACGAACTATTAACAACCGTGCTTTTTGTGGTTGCTATGGGTCCTGATTGTTTTAAAGACGCTAGTAGGTTCCCTACTGGTCCTTGGTGCAAGCAAGGTGATTTCATTTTAACCCGTCCCAACGCTGGTACACGGCTAGTAATTCATGGTCGTGAATTCAGAATTATCAACGATGACTCCGTAGAGGCTGTAGTTCAAGACCCTCGCGGCATCTCACGTAAATTCGTTTAAGGAGTAGTTCATGGATCAAGAAGTATTTGAATTTCCTGATGAGAAAGAAGCCAAAGTATCGGTAGAAGTCGAAGCAGGTCCCGATTTTGAAATAGAAATCGAAGACGATACCCCACCAAAGGATCGTAACCGCCAACCCGTATCTGAAGAAGAAGTTAAAAAGCTTAAACTAGATGCTGATGAGTTAGATCAGTACAGCGTAGAAGCCAAAGACAAGCTTATTAAGATGAAAAAGGTTTGGCATGATGAACGCCGTGCAAAAGAAGCAGCAGATAGAGAGCGCCATGAAGCAGTACGGATTGCCTCAAAATTAGCTGAAGAGAACAAACAGCTTAAAACCAAACTTTCTAGTGGAGAACAGGAATACGTTGGTGTAGCTAAACACTCAGCAGTTCAAGAGCTTGAAGCAGCTAAAAAAGAGTACCGTGACGCTTATGACGCCGGTGATTCTGAAAAGCTGGTTGATGCGCAAGAAAAGCTCACGATGGCTAAGATCAAGGTCGATAAATTGGACAATTACAACCCAATTTATAAAAAACCTGCCGAAGATGATGAAAATGTGGTACAAATGCCACAACAGCAATCTATTCCTAGGCCCGACAACAAAGCTGTCGACTGGCAAGAAAAAAATGAGTGGTTTGGTCAAGACGAAGAAATGACCTCATTAGCTCTAGGATTGCACGAGAAGTTAAAACGAAACGGTGTATCTATCGGTTCGGATGAGTATTACGACACTATTGATAAAACAATGCGTCGTCGGTTCCCAGAAAGTTTTGAAGACGATCAAGACACTGAGACTGAAAAAGTTAGGGCAGAAGAACCACAGAAAACTTCGAAACCTAGAGCAAGTACGGTAGTAGCGCCAGCATCGCGCAGTACTTCGCCTAAAAAAATTAGGTTGAGTAATACGCAAGTTGCCCTAGCTAAAAAACTAGGATTAACACCTGAGCAGTACGCCCGTGAACTTACAAAACTGGAGGCCCAGAATGGCTGAAGTAAAAAATAGACTTAAACGTGAGCTGGAAAGCCGTGAAACCCAAGAGCGCCCTAAACAGTGGGCACCTGCTGAGTTACTCCCCGAGCCTGACAAAGAGGCTGGCTTTGCTTATCGTTGGATTCGTGTCGCAACCCTAAATCAAGCTGATCCACGCAACTTATCCGCTAAATTGCGAGAAGGTTGGGAGCCAGTAAGGATTGAAGAACAACCAAAATTCCAACTGTTAGTCGACCCTCAAAGTCGTTTTAAAGACAACATTGAGATCGGCGGATTATTGCTTTGCAAGACTCCTATTGAATTTGTAGAACAACGTAATGCCCATTACGATAAGCAAACACAAGCTCAAACGGATGCTGTAGACAATAATTTAATGCGCCAAAGTGACCCACGGATGCCAATCTTCCAAGAGCGGAAATCTTCAAGTTCCTTTGGTAAAGGTAATTAATTTTAATTTAGGAGTTTTATAATGGCTTATCCAACCATCTCAGCTCCCTACGGCTTTAAAGCTTATAACCGTTTTGACGGCATTCCTTATGCAGGTGCGACGCTTCAATATCCACTTACAACAGGAACTGCAATCTATAACGGCGATACAGTCAAATTAGTCGCAGGTGGCACAATCTCTCTGTCTGGCGCAACTACTTCAGGTACTATTATTGGTACTTTTGTTGGTTGTCAGTATGTGAATTCTTCAGGTCAAACTGTTCAAGCACAATACTACCCAGGTTCTGGTGTAACAAACCCAATCGCTTATGTTGTAGTAGATCCAACTGCTGAATTTAAAGTAGCTGTAACAACTACAGGCAACACAAGCGTAGTAACAGGCGCTAACATCACAATCGTTGGTACTAACGTAGCAACAGCGTACGGCGCAGGTTCAACAACCACAGGCGATTCTGGCTCTTCTGTAGTATTGCCAGGCAATGCTCTTGGTAATGCAACAACATTGCCTTTCCGTGTAGTAGCTGTTGTTCCTGACACTGCTTACGCAAATGCAACCGGCACGGTCTTCTATCCAGAAGTACTCGTTAAGATCAACAATCCTCAGTTAACTGCCCTTACCGGCGTTGATTACACAGCTTAAGGAGCTATAAATGGCTATTTCACGCGCACAACTACTGAAAGAGTTGCTCCCAGGATTGAATGCATTATTCGGTCTCGAGTACGCTCGCTACGGTGAAGAACATAAAGAAATCTACGAAACAGAGACTTCTGAGCGTTCTTTTGAAGAAGAAACCAAACTGTCAGGCTTCAGCGCTGCTCCAGTCAAAAACGAAGGCTCAGCCATCGCGTATGACAATGCACAAGAAGCATGGACTGCACGCTACAACCACGAAACAATCGCTTTGGGCTTCAGCTTGACTGAAGAAGCTATCGAAGATAACTTGTATGACTCGTTATCCGCTCGTTACACCAAGGCTTTGGCTCGTGCTATGGCATACACCAAGCAAGTAAAAGCTGCTGCCGTATTAAACAACGGTTTTAGCTCTTCTTACACTGGTGGTGACGGCGTAGCATTGTTCTCCGCTGCACATCCTTTGGTTTCTGGTGGTACTAACAGCAACATTCCTTCAACCCCAGCCGACTTGAATGAGACTTCTTTGGAAGCCGCTGTAATTCAAATCTCCCTGTGGACTGATGAACGTGGTCTGTTAATTGCTGCTAAACCTAAGAAATTGATCGTTCCACCTTCACTCCAGTTCGTTGCTACTCGTTTGCTCGAGACAGAACTCCGTGTTGGTACAAACGACAATGACATCAACGCACTCAAGAACAACGGTTCTGTTTCAGAAGGTTACACAATTAACCATTTCTTGACAGATACAAACGCATGGTTCTTGACAACTGATGTTCCAAATGGTATGAAACACTTTGTTCGTACCCCACTCAGCCAGTCTATGGACGGCGATTTCGATACAGGTAACGTTCGTTACAAGTCTCGTGAGCGTTATTCTTTCGGTTGGTCTGATCCCCTCGGTATGTACGGTTCCGCTGGAGCCTAATACCTTAAAGTCCACGACTTTAGACCCCGCTCAAAAGGCGGGGTTTTTTCTTTTAATTACTTGCATTTCCGCATATTTGTAGTAATATCAATTAAACCGGGAATCCGGCCTATTAAACTGCTCCCGGCAGACGACATACCGATTAATAGGTTTATCTTGTATGTAAGGACAATTTATTATGGCAACAGCAACAACTTCGAGCGTTTGGCGCTCAACAGGTGGTGATTCAACTCGTACTGCTCAAGCAGGTTCAATGGGTATGTATACGCCTTTTTATATAGCTAATGCAGCAGCAACAGCAAATGTAACTAATATTTCTGGCGGTGAAGCCCTTGTTCTTCCAGCTAATGCAGTAGTTACTTCAATTACTGTTAGTACGGCTGGTACATCTGGCACTGTTAATATGGGCTTTACTCCATTATCTGGTGTAGGCGCAGGCCAAACCCCTACTCTTGGGACAAACGTTCCAACAGGTTTATTATCTAATGCTGCAGTTTCTCGTGGTGTAGTAGCTGTTGGTGCTGCAACCGGCGGCGCCTCTTTAGGTAACGTAGCTAATGCAACTAATTTAGTTGTTGTTACTTCTGCCTCTAATACTTCTGGCGTTGGATCAATTACTGGATTCCTTCACTATAACGTATACGATACTGGCGTTGAAGTAGTCTAATTAATCCCACGGGGCTACGGCCCCAACTTAAATCTTTAGGAGATTAATTATGACAATGCAATATGACGTAAAAGGCTCACATAATAGCGGTTCTGGTTTTATGGTATCGGGGCGTTTACGCCTTAAAAACTTAGTGTATCAAGGTACTGGTACTGCTGGTGGTATTGACGTATTTGATACCAATATAGCTCCTGTAACTACTGGTACGTATACACGTTCTGGATATACAGTTACAGTAACTTCTACAGCACACGGATTGTTGACGGGGCAAGCTATTGGTATTACTTTTTCTGCGCTATCTAGTGTTTCTGCTACGGCTGGAAATTACGTAATTACTAAACTTACTGTAGATACATTTACTATTACTGATATTAATACTGGTACTATCGGCACTGCTACGGCTTGCGCTTATGTTTCTAATGCTATTGCTAATACAAATAGTGTTTACCCAAATAAATGGCTAACTAGTTACAATACAGGTACCGCAGTTCAACCTTTCCAAGTATTATTTCAAGGCGAAGGTATGTTAGTTAATAACGGTCTTTATGTTAATGTAAGTAATATTACTTACCAAACAGTTCAATATGGCTAAGAAGACTCCTTCTCTTGCAGTTGGGCGTGGTGAGAAACTTCCAGTCTCGAAAGGGGCTGGTCTCACTGAAAAAGGCCGCAAGAAATATAATGCAAAAACAGGCTCTAATCTAAAGGCTCCACAGCCTGAAGGTGGGGCTAGGAAGAAGTCGTTCTGCGCACGTATGTCGGGTATGCCCGGGCCAATGAAAGACGAAAATGGCAAACCTACCCGTAAGGCTGCTAGTTTAAAGCGCTGGAAATGTGGCTCTAAATGAACAATATTAACCCAATCGAAACTGCCAGAGAGTTGGCAACACATGCTAATGATATTGAGCATTTACAGGCAGATATGGACAAACTTGTTAAAGACATGGAAGAAGTTAAAAAATGTCTAGCCGAAATACAAAGACTACTTGGAGAACAAACCGCTAGTAGAAGAACCATGCATACTGTATTTAATGTAATTGCAGTTTTATTTGGTGGTTTAATTGTAGCGTTATTTGAAAAATTCGTAAAGTAAGGAAATAATATGGAAAAAGAATCTAAGGTTGATGACCGTAAAGAAGAAGCAGCGGATAAAAAACAAGATGTTGCTATGATTAAAAAAGCGTTTAAAGAGCATGATGCTCAAGAACACAAAGGCGGTAAAGGTACTAAAATCTCACTTAAAAAAGGCGGAGTTGCTATGAAAGAAACTATGGGACCAAAAACTATGTCTATGGATGTAGAAAAAGGATCAAACAAATTAACTAAGTTTGGTGAATCGGCTGTTCAAAAACGTGGCATGACTAAAGGTAAAAACTTAGGCGATGCTCAAATGGCTACAGTAGGTCCAAAAGAATTTGGCGCTACTAAAATGGCTAAAGGCGGTATGTGCGGTGGCGGTAAAGCTGCTAAGAAAATGGCTAAAGGCGGTTCAGCTTCTAGTCGTGCTGACGGTATTGCTTCTAAAGGCAAAACCAAAGGTACATGGTGCTAAATTGAGACCAAGTCGTGGTATGGGTGATATTGCCCCTTCTAAAATGGGTAAACCGGTAGTTAAAAAACGCCGGGATAATACTGACTTTACCCAATATGCTGAAGGTGGCGCTGTAAAGAAAAACTGGATTGCCGACGCAATTAAGAAACCCGGTGCCTTACGTAAAGAATTAGGCGCTAAAGCCGGTAAACCGATTCCGTCAGCTAAATTAGCTGCAGCTGCAAAAAAGCCCGGCAAGGTGGGTAAGCGGGCTAGACTGGCGGAAACCTTAAAAGGGTTTAAAAAGTGAGTTGGGCTATTTTTCTACATCTTATCAAAGGCGTTTCGCTTGGGTTTGAGATTGTAGATGACGGCGACGAAAGCTTTTTTGTTATAGACCTATTAATCGTACGACTCGGAATAATGTGGGAACAAAATGATTAAGAAGATTTTAGAATGGGCATTAAGTAAATTTGAGGATAAAACCCCAAAAATTGAAGCATGGCCTTTTCCGGTAGAACAAGCCCCAAAAGCAAAGCGTAAACCAACGCTTAAAAAAACTACAACTAAACCAGCAGTAAAGAAACC